TAGCTCTATTCGGGAGTAATAGGCAATGGCACTTACCTACAATTTTATTATACCAAATACAGGATCTAAAGTATGCTAATCTCAAACGTATGGACCTTGCAACAATTGTTAGATAAAAGCAAGAAGTAAAAAAATAGCCCAGTGGATATCTGGGCTATTTCGGTTTATAGGAGCTGTAATCAAAATGTCAGAAAAGATTACACTATTATGATACCATAACTCATCGAATTATTCCAAATCTTTGCAGGAAAAATATCATTTGACAGGGAAGTCATTAATGGTATAATACATTTATTGGTTATAAGGAGCCATATAAAATGACTGCAGAAGAGTTTTTTGGTAATCACAATCCAGTGTTTGAAGCAAAAGAAGTCCTAAATAAATTTGGTAATTACACAGTCAAAGGTGAAATTACTCTTATAGGTAGTGTATCTCAAGATAACATTTATTCAGAGCTATATTACAACATCACTTCTCATCAATATTTTCTCGTGAAGATATTTCCAAGTAATAAAATTCACATTGATTTCTTCATTACTAATAGAGGAATTGAAAGGGGTTTATTCTATGGGAGTAGTGGATTCTTATTCACTGAAATTGGTCAAACAAAAGATGAAGTGAAAACTATTTTCTTTAGTTATTCCAAGGATTGTTATTACATTGATTCTTTTGTCGGTGATAAAATTTACACGTTGTATTTCAACTAGGAGCTGAAAAATGTTTGAACAATTATTGAGGATTGAAACGACGATGAGTACAAGTGAGTTCCAAAGAACTTTTCTTATAGATGGTTTAATATCTACAAATTCTTTGAATTTCCTAACTGGTGTAAGTACCATTGGAAAAACCACTGTTGTTTATCATCTTGCTAAATGCATTGCTGATAATGAAGAATGGTTTGGAAAAAAAGTAGATAATGGCAAAGTTCTCATTTTTGATAATGAAATGGGAATGTACAATTTTGACGAAATGATGGATAGTTTAGGTCAAAAACAACTCCATAATGTAGGTTATATTGAAGATCAATTCATTGATATCAAAGATAAAACTCAAGTGGCAAATATGTACGATTACATCAAAAATGAAGTAGATCATCATAATCTTAAGCTTGTAATTATTGACTCTTTATCTGCTTGTTGTGGAAATCTTGATGAGAATTCCAATACAGATATGAGAGCATTTATGGACTTTGCAGATAAATTATCTCATATCTGCACAACTCTTGTAATTCATCATAAAGGTAAATCTGACTTTACTGAATTTAGAGGAGCATCTATCATCAAAGATAGAGCTGATAATTTCTTTGTTATGGATAGACACGGAGAAATTAGAGTTATCAAGAATAGAAGTGGCAAATACAAAAATCAGTCTATTTTCTTTGATTTTATTGATGATGGCCAAAGTATCAAGTTATGCTCTAAAAACTACGAATTGAAGGAATTTGAGCATAAAAAAGATTTATCTCAAATCATTCTTGAAAACCTTGAAGATGGAATGAATCAAACTCAATTGTTTGAGAAGATGAGAAGTAATGGTGTTAGATTTGTAAATGAACAAGTTGGTAAAATTCTAAAATCATCAACAAAAATTGAGATAAGAAAAGGTCCTAACAATGCTTCTTTTTACTATCTCAAAAGTTAGTTTTGGTTCTTCGGTTCTTCTATATAGGAAGATAATTTCTTACTAACATATTGGAGAGGTGCTAAACACATCTCTCCTTTTTTTCTTTTAAATAGGCTCGAGACTCGAGCCATCATTGTTAGAACAGTTGTTAGAATAGCATTGGCAAGCCAATGCCTGTGTACCACTACATTGATGATGTGCCATCACCAATTCCGTAGTCCACAGAATCCCGAGATATCTAGATGGTCTAGGTATGCAGGGATACAGGATCTACATATGAAGAAGATGCTAGGTACGAAGCATCGATGAATATGGAGTCCTATGGAATCTTTAGATTCCATCATCTTGCAATTCCTAATCTATCTGTTATAATAATCATATGAGTTATGAAGATATGGGAAAATTCTATGATCCTGATGAAGAAAAAAATATCGTTAGGGAAGAACAAGTAATTCCAGTTATGCGTGTTTATATTTCATTTGTCAAGGAAAATCAGGATATGCTTGATATTCCTGATGCAGTAAATTTACTTTGTCAAAATAACAAAAGTCCTTCAGAAAATATTAAAGAACTTATTGACAAAGGAATGATCAATATTTATGCGTGTTGTTTTAACAATGTGCACAAGGTAATTTAGGAAATGAACAAGAAAGACTTATTGATTACTAATATGACTCAACAACAACTAGCAGATAAGTTAGGTGTAAGTCAACCATTAGTAAACAAATGGTTCAGTGGAAAAACAATTCCTAGGCCTAAAACTATACAAAAGATATGTGAAGTAACAGGAATATCTCAAGAAGAATTTATCTTATTTATCTATGACAGAAATAAAAACTTGGGCAATTTACAGAAGTGAAAAAAAGAAACTCAAGAGATTAAACAAATTTCTTGAGGATTTTTTGCTTAATCAAATTTCTTCAGACAAATATAGAAAAATCGCACTAGATGAATTGATTACAAATAACGTTAATCTTGTTCATCATATAGCCAAACGTTATAGATGGTGTAATGTTCCTTATGAAGATCTAATAACTAGTGGCATAGAAGGAATTATTTCTGCAGCTGATAATTTTGATTTTTCTAAAGGAGTTAGATTTGGTACTATAGCAACACATTATATACTAGGAAGAATTAGACGTATTATTGATCACGAGAACAATGTAATTCGTAAACCTAGTCATATAAATATGATTACTCAACAAATCAACAAATTTGATGAGGAAGAAATAACAGAAAGTCAATTGCAAAGTTTAGCTGGAGATAGATTTTCCTATAATCAAATCAAAGTTGCTAATGAACACAAACATCAAACTACAGTTAATATAGAAGACTATTTAGATATACCTATTTTTATGGACAATACCATCGAAATAAGGGCATTAGTAGAAGATTATATGCACATACTTACAACCAAAGAAAAACTAGCAATAAACCTGAAATTTGGATTAGATGGATCTGAACCAATGACATATAAAGATCTAGACAAAGAATTAGGTTGTGATAGTGAGTGTGTTGTTAATCGTAGTTTAAAAAAGATTAGAGAGAGTTTTGATGAGCCTAACTGAAGAAAAGAAACCTGAAATAATTGCTCTTTTATTAGAAGGCAAAACACTTGGTGAAATTGTTAAGATTACAGGTGTTAGTAAAAGTGCTATTTGGCGTATTAAAGAACAAATCAAAGAAGGCAAATATCACAAACATATTAGGGATGTTGAAGAAAATATAGGAGATTATATTGCTCAATCACTCTTATTACATCTAGGAGCTATGAACAATATTGCGAAAATTGCAAATGAGGAAGGATATATTCGATCCCAGAATAGTAGAGACATTGCAGAATTACACAGGACTATGGAAAACTGGACCATTTCAATTCTCCAAGCCTCAAACACATTACAACAAGCCAGACAATTGGAAGAACAGTCAAATAAACACGATCAGTACCAGTATATCGAGATTGACGGCTCCGATCAATGATGTTCATAAATATCTACTGGAAACCTCTCCTAAAGCTTGGAATCTTCATACTCCTCATATCTTGTTGATTTGTAAACATCTTCAAGACGTAGTAGATGGCAAAATCAAAAGACTAGCAATTTCACTTCCACCTAGATCTGGTAAGAGTGAAACTTTATGTAGATTTGCTGCTTTTATGCTTGAAAAACATAGTGAAATTAATCTTTTATGTGCAGGTTATAGTCAAACCATATCTAGAAGATTTAGTAGGAAAACAAGAACTATCTTACACGATAGAGTTGGTCTTTCACTAAACCACCAAAGCATAGATGAATGGAGTATAAATAATGGCTCTGTCTATTATGTTGGAAGTGTAAACAATCCACGCACAGGAATTGGTTATCAATGCATAATTTGTGATGATTTAGTTAAGAATAGAGAAGAAGCAAATAGCCAAACAATTATAGAAAAATTGCGTGATTTTTACCGTGAAGACCTCTATTCTCGCCTTGAACCTAATGGATCTTTGATACTTGTTGGCACTCGTTGGTCAGAAAATGATCCTATTGCTTATGCTGTTAGTCTTGATGATTCTTTCACAGTTATTAACATTCCTGCACTATGTGAAGATGAAGAAAATGATCCTCTCAACCGAAAAATTGGTGAGAGTATTTTTCCTGAAAGATACTCAACAGAAGATTATTTAAAAATAAAAGAAGTTGTTGGAGAGTTTGGTTTTAGTGCATTGTATCAGGGCAGACCAATTCCTAAAGATGGTGGATTATTTAAGCCTGATCGTATAAAAATAGATGTTCCTGAAAAAATTATAAATAGGGTAAGAGCATATGACTTGGCAGCATCATCTGGTAAAGGTGATTACACATCTGGTATACTACTTGGAATTGATGAGAAGAATCATTATTGGATTTTAGATGTTTATCGTTCTCAAGATGGTACTGAAAAAAGAGATGCAAAAATTCTACAAAATGCTGAACTTGATGGTAGGGAAACAAGAATTAGGATTCCTCAAGATCCAGGTAGTGCAGGAAAATCACTTTCTCATTACTTTATTAAACTCTTATCAGGATATATTATTGCTTGCTTACCAGTTACAGGCAATAAAGAAACGAGAGCTGAACCTTTTGCAATTCAAGTTAACGCAGGAAATGTTAGTATGATTAGGGCAGATTGGAATAAAGACTTGATTAAAGAATTAGAAACATTTCCTTATGGACGTAATGATGATCAAGTGGATGCTCTATCAGATGCTTTTCACGAACTAACTATAAACAAGAGGAAAAGATTTGTTGCAATATAGCATATCGTAAAATAAATATAGCAAGCAAAAGGATATAACTATGGGAATATTTGATAGATTTTTTGGAAAGAGTGAAAAGGCAACAGCAATTCCGAATATGAATTTGCCTATACCATTACAAGCATCAGGTGTTAACTATATCTCTGCAATTGGTTTGAGAGATCTTTTTGCTAACTTATCTAGACGTTTACCAGGATCTTTAAGAGACTGGACACAAGTTACCGGCGACTTGATGCTTAACAGTATCGTTGCAATTTCAATGGACTTTTTTATTAGAGCATATAGTGAAGCTCGTCCAATGGTTTATCGTTTAGTAGAAGGATCAGATACAGAATATGAAAAATATCCTGAACATCCTATGCTTGCTCTTCTTGCTAATCCTCAATATGGTCTTGCTCCTTCACGTTTCTGGTCTAACGTAATCATTGACTATAAAACTAATGGCAACGTTTATATTAGAAAAATTAGAAAAAGTACAAATGGTCCTGTAATTGGTTTGCAGTTTTTACCTTATCAAACCTGTGCTCCCCAAGGTGATGGTAAAAATCCTCTTACTCATTACAACTATATGAATGATGGACAAATCTACCAAATAAAATTAGAAGATCTTATCCACATTGCTTACGCCAGAGACCCAGAAGATATGAGACTTGGACGTTCACCTCTTATGTCTTGCTTACGTGAAATTGCAACAGATAACACCACATCATCAACAAGTTATGGTATGATGAAGAATTCAGGTCTACCAAGTTTAATTGTTGGTCCTGATGCAAGTGATCAAGCAGTAGATGTTAGTGATGATGATCTCCGAACATTAAAGAAAAGACTTCAAGACAGTTTTACTAGTGATAATGCTGGTAGTGTTGCTGTTATGAGTGGTCCATTTAAGGTAGAAAAAGTATCATTTAGCCCATCAGATATGGCTTTTGATACAGTTAGACATACTCCTGAAGAAAGAATTACTGCAGCATTAGGACTCAACTGTCTTGTATTAAATCTTTCTGCTGGCTTACAAAACAGTACTTACAATAACCTCCAAGAAGCAACACAAAATGCCTGGGATAATGGTGTAATTCCTCTACTACGTGTCATTGCAGAAAGTATTACACAAGATCTTCTCACTGAATATACTGAAACACAAGAGGGCGATTTCTTTGACTTTGATTTAGCAGATATTAAAGCTCTCAAAGACGATGATTACAAAGAAGCACAAAAAGCAGAACTATTATATAAAGCTGGAATTATTGATAGAGCAGAAGCAAAACGTATGGTAGGATATGATTACAATCCTACTGACGAACAAGTATATCATCCAGAAGCAACACCTATTCCAACACAAAATCCAAATAAAAGTTTAGGTCTTGACGTAAAAAAAAAGACTAGTTATGAACCAAATCAAACGATGGTAAATAATGCAAGACGAGCATTAAGATGGAAAGATGAAGGACTTGATGGTGGAACTATAATTGGTTTGACAAGAGCAAATCAAATTGTAAATCGTGAAAATTTATCAGAAGACACTGTGGTAAGAATGTATAGTTTTTTCAGCAGACACGAAGTTGATAAAAAAGCAGAAGGATTCTATAGTGGACAAGAAGGATATCCAAGTAACGGTAGGGTAGCTTGGGATCTATGGGGTGGAGATGCAGGATTCTCTTGGTCTAGAAACATTGTAGAAAAATTAGAAGACTAATCCTGGGGGGAAGATAAAAAGACTAGAAAGATCTAGTCTTTTTTCTTGCAATACCTTATAACCTATGCTATTATAAGTACGTGAATAAATTACCTAACAAAGAAGCAAAGCAAGATCTTTATAGTGCAATTGAGTTTTTCTCTGATGGTGATGCAGATGTATATTCGATTCTTAAGAGTTATATATATGAATTGACTCACGCAACATCAGGAGTAAAGCAAAGAACTTGTATGGCAATGATCTTGTTCTTCACTGATCATAATAAAGATATTACTAATGCTTTGAACAATTATTTACTAGAAAACTCGATGGAAGATTAGATGAAAAAAGATATATCTAGAGTTGTGAAAGATTGCAAGAGATTTGAGTGGGGATTGAGAGAATTCTTTCCTCAAGCAGAATTTGTAAAGATGCAAAAACCATTATCAGAAGAAAAGGTTTATTATATCAAATATCCTATTCCTAAAGGCAGAGATGCAGTTAGAGGTTATGTAGAAAACTTTAGAGAATACAAGTAAAAAAAAGAGGACTAGAAATTCTAGTCCTCTTATGCCTATTAGTATTAAAAATAAACAATTGTGTGATCAATATTATTTTACACTATGCTTCAAAAATAAGCAAGCTATCGTATCCTATCACCATATTACGTTCTTCAAATTTTAGTTTATATCCACACTCTAGTAAGAATTTCTTGCATCTATCGTGTAATTTTTCTGAATGAGTGCCAAGGAATATATGTTTGATTTTCTTCTCTTGGAATATTTCTTTTGAGCTATTTAAAACACTCCACTCACTATGATCAACATCGCATTGTAAGACATCTAATTCATATAAATTATAAGCGAACATAAACTGTTGCAAAGTAATAATAGGTTTCTGATTCTTAAGAAGAAATTCACTTCCACCAGGCAAATTACTATCATCAAGATCTTCTTTTATAGTTTTGTAATCACCAATGATACAATCTTTAAAATATGTAACAAAACCATTACTTTCCATATGTATTTGACCACGCATCAAGTGTTCAGGATTAGGCTCTACACAAACACAAAAACTATATTTATTTAGTGATTTCAATATAGCTCTAAACAAAAGAGTATAGTAAGCTTGATTACTACCAAGCTCAATCATACTGAATTGTTCCTTATCTTCTTTAGCTAACCTAATAATTGATTCTTCAAACTTCTTTATCAATGTTTCTTCAGTCTTATCATAATAGTCTTCATTCACTCCCCTGCCAAATTGATCAAACTTCACTTTAAAACCATAACGTTTATTAGGAGACTCATAAGGTACATAAAAATTCATATCGATATCCTTGCATAAATTATAACCTATGATATTATACACGTAGAGGTTATTATGAACTACACAGAGAAACAAGTAGAAGACGCTTTCAAGTTTTATTTGAAGAAACATAACATTGTTGTGAAAAGTGATAAACAAATGAGATCTGAATTCAACGTTTGGAAAGCTATTCAAATAACTAAAATGCTACGAGATAAAGGTGATTACGCTTTAGAATTATAACAATAAAGCGTATAATATAAATATGATAACAAGATTGAAATGGGATGATCTGAAACTTTTAGGTTTTAGTGATTTGAAATTTAAGAATGGTACAGCAGGAATGTATAGTGTTTCTGCAAGCATCATTACAAAAGTTGGCAAATCAAGTTATTGTGTAAATGTAAACTCTCAAAGTAGAAAAACTGTTAGTAGAGTTGCTACAATAACACTCGCTTGTCAGGCAATTTTAGATTCTTACAATATGTTTTTAGCTTTATCACACAAGGAAAAACTATCATATTTAGAAGAAACAGGGAGCAAATTATATGACGAAAACAGTTGATTTTTTATTCTTATTGTTCTTGGAAAAAGATCAAGAAATTTATGCTTGTTGTGAGTGCAATAGTGGAAAGAAAGCTTATGTTCTTTACACATATTACGATCAAGAATTAGCACCACATTGTAAAGAGTGTTTTCTAGATAAGTTAAAAAAGTTAGAAGATAGAGTGAGGACTTATGGAGTATAAACTAATCCTTGGTGATTGCTTATATAAACTAAAAGAATTAGATGATAATAGCGTAGATAGCATTGTTACTGATAGTCCATATGGCATCAGTTTTATGGGTAATAAATGGGATTATGATGTTCCTAGTGTAGATATTTGGAAGGAATGTTTACGTGTTTTAAAACCTGGTGGACATTTATTATCTTTTTCATCACCTAGAACTTATCATCGTATGGCTGTAAACGTTGAAGATGCTGGTTTTGAGATTCGTGACCAATGTATGTGGGTTTACGGGTCTGGATTCCCGAAAAGTTTGAATGTTGGAAAAGCTATTGATAAACGTGGTGGAAATAATTTATTAGCATTAGAGATATCACAAAAATTAAAAGAAGCTCGTACCAAAAGAAAAATCACACTAAAGCAAGCAGATGAGATGTTTTGTAATGGTTCTACTAATTACAGTTGGTATGAAGGTAGACCTAAAGGCATAAGAATACCAGAGCCAGAAGAGTTTAAAAAGATTGTTATTGCTTGGCCTGAAATGCAAGAGTATTATGATAAAACTTTTCCTGCTGATAGACCAGTTGTTGATGTAATAAACAAAGCAAGAAACTTTGATAGTTCATATGCTATTCCAGGTTTAGGTTCTGAAACTACATATGTTGATTTAGAAATAACAGAACCAGCAACAGAAGAAGCAAAAAAGTGGGATGGTTGGGGTACTGCATTAAAACCTGCTCACGAACCAATTGTTTTAGCTCGTAAACCATTCAGGGGTGATGTTGCTAGTAATGTATTAGAGCACGGTACTGGTGCTTTAAATATTAGTGGTTGTAGGATTGGTGATGATGAAATTACTATTAATAAATTAGAAGAATGGAGTGGATTTGGAGAAAAGATAAAACCAGATTACACTTCAACTACTAATGATGGAAGATGGCCAGCTAATTTTATGCACGATGGAAGTGTTGAAGTATTAGAATTATTTCCATCAACAGGACCATCAAAGCCATCAGAAAAAAACAAAAATGGTGGTGAATTTCCTGATAATACTATAAAACTAGGATTAAAAGAAATTCAAAGAACTGGTTTTAGTGATAGTGGTAGTGCTGCAAGATATTTCTACTGTGCTAAAGCTAATAAAAAGGATCGTAATGAAGGCTGTGAAGAATTAGAAGAGAAAATAAAAAGCCAGTTAGAAAATCATTATAAAACAGAAAATATTGATAATGAATATACTAAAAAATGGCAAAGCAAATCATCTAACAATCATCCAACAGTTAAGCCAACAGAACTAATGAGATACTTATGCAGATTAATTACACCTAAAGATGGTACTGTTTTAGATCCTTTTATGGGTTCTGGCTCTACTGGTAAAGCAGCAATGTTAGAAGGAATGTCTTTTATAGGTATAGAATTATCAGAAGAATACCTAGTCATTGCAAGAAATAGAATTAAACACGCTATAACTAAAAAGTAATAATGCTCCAAGATATCCTAAATATCGTAAAATAAATTATACAATGACTATTTTGGGGAAAATTATGAAAGCAATGCCTGAAGATCTCAAACTAAATGAATATGTAACCTGGAATGCTTCTGGCGGTGTAGCTAGAGGTAAGATTGTTGACATTAGAAAAGATGGAGAAGTAAGTTCATCTATTAGCGACTATACTTTAACAGGTACAGAAGATGATCCAGTCTATGTTATCAAACTTGTTCAGAAAGATCAAGAGGGCAATGATGTATTAACTGAACAAACAGTAGTACATAGAGCAGATGCATTAAGAGTAATTCCTGACCCAATCAAATCATTTAAAACTTATTTATCAGACAGTATCAAAGTTAGCAGCAATGGTCGTGTAAGTGGATATCTTGTACGTTTTGGCAGTCCTGATGATACTGATTTAGAAAAAGATTATTTTACCAAATCTACTGACTTTGGAGTAGATTTATCTAATGGTAAAAAAGCAGGAATTGGTCTCTATTACAATCACGGTATGGACAAATCTATTAAAACTAATAAGATTGGTTATGCTGAAATTAAAATGGATGACATTGGTATTTGGTTGCAAGGTCAATTAGAAATGGCTGATGATTACCAGAAAATGATTTATGAGATGGCAAAAAAAGGTAAATTAGGCCTTTCTTCTGGTGCTGCTAGTCATATGGTAGAGAGAGAACGTATGGGTAAATCTTATGAGATTAAGAGATGGCCTGTTGCAGAAGCTTCCTTAACTCCTACACCTGCTGAATTTAGAAATATGGTAGAAGCTAAACGCTATTACAATGAAGCAGGAGAATATGTTGATCTTACAGAAGAGGAAAAATTAATGTTATCCAAGAAATCTGAAGACGATTATGAAGAAAGTGAATCAGTAGACGATATGGTTGAAGGTCTAGAGATGGTAGGTGCAACTCCTGAAGAAATTTCTATGACAATTTTTGACGGTATCGAGGAAGATTTAATTTCTGATTCCTTGCATTGTTTATATAAAAGAATGCTAGAAGGTGTTTTAGGTGTTTACGAGACTAGTGGTGACGCTGCTACTGTAAATGCTATCCTTCAAGAATTTCATAATCGTTCTTTAGATTTAGTAAGTAAATTAGGTATGAGTAGTGCTGAAACTATGATGATGGAGATGGAAAATATGAAATCTCTAGTGTCAAAACAGCCTACTAATATAAAAGAAGTTGAAAGATCCTTGCGTGATGCACTAGATCTCTCAAGAAGCAAGGCAAAAACCTTGGCAAAAATGGTTTGGGAAAATCTGCGTGATGTAGAAATACCAAGTGAACCAGAAATAAAAACAAAACAAATTGATATCCATAAGGAAAATATGAGACAAGATCTTCTCAAAAAAGCCTTGAAATATCGATTATAGCTCAAGTACAAGGCTATAAAAGGAAAAAACTATGACACTTGAAGAAATCCAAGCCAAGATTGCTGAAAATTCAATTAAGGCCACAAATATTCTTGAGATGGAAGATGCAGATTTAGAAGCTGCAAAATCCTTAATTAATGAAAATGAGGAATTGTCAAAGAAAGCTGAAATGATTAAAGCAATCTCTGAAGTTCCTACTGCTACTACTACAGAGGTAAAAAAAGTGAGTGAAATTATCATCCCAGGTTCTTCATCCTTCAAAAATGTAAAAGTATTCTCTCCTGAATCACGTTCAGAGAAAGAAAAAATGGGTTATGCTTTTGGTATGATGGCTAAAATGATTGGCCATAATGACAAAAAGGCTCATTCTTGGTTAGTTGAAAATGGTTATTACACCAAAGGTCAGAACGAAGCTACAGATGCAGACGGTGGATATCTTGTTCCACAGATTCTTGCTCGTGAAGTTATCTTTCTCCGTGATCAATATGGTGTTATGAGACAGAATGCTCGTGTTATGGGTATGTCAAGCGATAACTTGAACGTTCCTAAAAACACTGCTTCTACCACTGCTTATTGGCCAGCAGAAAACACCAACATTACTCAATCACAAATTACCTTTGCAAATGTTCAAATCCTTGCAAAGAAACTTGCTATTCTTACTCAAGTATCATCTGAACTTAATGAAGATAGCATTGTTGATGTTGGTGCTGCACTTGCTCAAGATATGGCATATGTAATGGCATATAATGAAGACCTTGCTACCTTCCTTGGTGATGGTACTTCAACATATGGTGGCATTACTGGTGTAGTTCCACAGATTGCAGGTGTTAACGGTGGTGCTAATGCAGGTTGGATTTACACTGGTGCAGACGTTACAGGTGGCTGGAATGCTACTACTCTTGCTGACCTCCGTAAACTTACTGCTGCTATTCCTCAATATGCAGATCGTCCAGGCGAGTGTGCATTCTATATGAACCGTGCATTCTTCCAACAGGTTGTATGTAATGATCTTGATGCTCTTTCTGGAAACGGCTTCTTTGATCTTACAGCAGCTCCAGGACCTAACCCAACACTCTTTGGATATCCTGTCATCTATACACAGGTATTGAGCCAAGACCCAACTCCTGCTGCTGACACTGCTCTTGCATTGTTTGGTAATATGAGCACTGGTGCAATTATGGGTTCACGTAGAGATCTCCGTATTCAAGTATCAGATCAAGCAGGCTTCATCTCTGATTCCTTATTCTTTCGGGCCACCGAGAGGTTCGGATTTAAATATCACGACTTGCCAACTGCTTCAGTATGTGGTAGTATTGCCGTTTTGGTCGCAAACAACTAATCCTGTGGAGGATAAGAGAAAAAGAGAGGAGAAATCCTCTCTTTTTTTATGTCAAATGATAAAATGTGTTATGAAAACAAAAGATAATACTGGTAAATTTATTTCAGTTGATCCAGTTGAAAGATTAAAAAATAGTTATATTGTTGATCCTATTACTGGATGTTGGAAATATACAGGTTATATTGCTCCAAATGGTTATGGTCAAATTACTGTTAATAAAAAAACATTGAGAGTTCATAGATTTGCATATGAGATTTTTGTTGGTAATTTAGATACAACACTAGAAATTTGTCATTCGTGTAATTGTAAATCTTGCATAAATCCAGAGCATTTAAGACAAGATACAAGGTCAAGTAATGCTATAGATAAATCATATGTTTTTGCTCACGCAGATCAAAAACTAACGCCAGAACAAGTAATAGAAATTAAAAAAGAATTACAAAATCCTTATTGGGGAATAAATACTGCTCTTGCCAATAAATATAAAGTCCATAATACAGTAATATCACAAATCAAATTGGGTTTACGTTGGTCTCATTTAAATATCGAATAAAATCTGGTCTTTTTTTTTATGTAGGTAATATATCGTAAAATAAAGTATACAACTATAGAGGAATTACAATGCCACTTTCAAGATTAGCAGCAATAAAAAAATTATCCTGGATGGTTCAGGCAGATTCATTTCCTGAACTTGATAGTAATGCTCTAGGAGAACTTATTGATGAACACAAAAGATTCATTAGTTGGGAAGCTTCTACATATTATAATGTCGGAGATCAAGTTATTCCTACAGTGGCTAATGGACGTGTTTATAGCTGTCTTATTGCTGGCACTAGTGGTACTGTTGAGCCAAGTTTTCCTCAAATTGGTTATAACGTTGGTCAGAATATTTTTGATGGCACTCCGGTATCTCCAATAAACTGGGGTCTTACTTGGATTGATGCAGGTTTTACTAATCAAGAAATTTATGATGTTAGAGCTAGTGCAAGAGAAGGATGGATGCGTAAAGCAAGCATCTGTGCAAACCTTATAAATACAGATGATGGTGCAACAAAAGTAGATTTAAATAAACTAATAGAGCATTGTCAAAAAATGGCCTCTTCTTATCGCTCATTTGGAATATTATAATGCCTACTCCACCATCATTACTAAATAGATTAAGAGCAGTATCAGCAGAATATATGATGTCTGATAGTGTTCAGATATACCGTGCTGAAACTTTTACTGATGAGTATGGTGGCACTTACAACGACTATAGATTATTAGAAACAGTAAAAGCAAGAATAGTACATAAGCAATATCAAGAAGAACCACAAGGCGGAGGAATTACAAATAGAGATGAATACTATTTTTATTTTAATGATGCTGTGGATGTTACATTTGACGATAAATTAGTAAAGGTTGACGATCCTTACACAACAAGATATTTTTTAGTAGTTGGTGTTGACAATGCTTTAACACAAGGAATTTTCCTAACAGTTAAAACAGAGGTAAATTACAACTAATGAACATAGACTGGAATACAATTTTACCTATAGTAGTTAGTAATGGTGCAATGTTTATTACATCTTATATAAATATGCAAATTAGAATGACTAACCTTGATAATAAACTAGGAAACTTTGAAAAGAGTTTAGAAAAAATTGTTGCTAAAGTGGACTCATTAGATCAACATCAACTTACATTGCACACTAATCTTACTCGTTTAGAGACTAGATTTGAAATGTTTGAGAAAAGAAGCGAGAAATAATTATGCCAATATATCCAACAAAAACATTTGATTATAATTTTGATAATCCAGCTTGTTATCCTGGTTCTGGTACTACTGTTACTGATTTAAAAGGCAATTTGAATCTTGCATTTGTAGGAACTCCAACATTCTCTTCTTCAGCTGGTAATGGTAGTTATTTCTCATTTGATGCATCTAATGTAACTTCTAATCATTTAGCTAGTGCTTTTAGCGCAACATTAAATGGTTCTTACAATTGTTCTATGAGTTTTTGTATTAGAGCACAAGACTTAAATATAGCAATATATGGTGGAATTAACTCTGATACATTAACTTCTCAAAATACTTTTCGTATTTCTAGAATAACTGATCAATATTGGTATTCAGCTATTGGATATGCAGGAGAAAATGTAACAAGTGTAGCAACTCCTGTTGGTAAATGGGTTGTAGTTACTGTAACTTCTGATTACACTAATAACCAAATAAAAACTTATATTAATGGTTCTTTAGTAAAAACTGATGCCTTTACAACTACATATTCATTTTCTGATGCTCAAGTAATATTAGGATTCTTAAATTCAACACCATATTTTAATACTAGTTTGGGCGATAGTGATATCAAAGCCTTCTCATTCTGGAAAAATGTAGTTCTTACTGCACCACAAGTTTTAGATGTTGCTAATGAATTTACACAATATACAAGTATTGTTTCATCTTATGACTTTTCCGATCCTCTATGTTATCCTGGAACTGGTAATACTGTATTTGATCTTACAGCAAATAATTTAGATCTTCCTATTATTAATGCTACATATGGTGGAACTGGACAAAGCAAATATTTTGCTTTTAATGGTTCTAATGCACTTATAGGTAAGAATAGTGTTACTGGTTTAGGCAATACATTTACTATAAGTACTTGGTCTAAATATCAATCATCATCTCAAATGTTTCAATTTTCAGCAGGTACTTATTCAGCTGCAAATGGTGCTGGACCACAGAGTTCTATAAATTTTATTACTCCAAATATTGTAGATATTTCTTTTAATGATGGTATTGGAGGAACTTCATTCGCATCTACTCAAAATGAATGGCATAACTATACTTTCACTGCAGATGGAACAACTGTCAAAGGTTATTTAGATGGTGTATTGGAAGCATCTGCATCTCAAGGCGTAGGATCTTGGGACAATGGTGGATTATATCTTGGAGTTCCAATTGACTCTGGTGGAAACTATTATCCAGGATTTTATTTCAATGGTCAAATTGCTACATTTGATGTTTACAATGAGGCTCT